ATTTAGTTGAAGATACCCTTGCGATAAATAAATTCCATTGAAATTTATGTAAGCAGGAACTTTAACATTTGTTGCAAAAGTATCTGGAGACTGAATAGAAATATCATAAACATGCTCAAAAAAATCATTATTTTTCTTCGTGCCAGGTAACGTAATTTGCCTTGTAAAATCGGCAGGAATAATACCCAAATCAAAAAGACCTGTAACATTGTCTGATAATAATATATCTTCATCTTTAAAAAGGTCTAAGATTATATCGTTTGCAACTAGCTGAAATTCTAATCCTTGCGTTGATGTAATTCCCATTAGAGTATAAGTTTATATCCTTGTCCAAAATCAAAATCAAATGCGTACTGAATTACTTTATCAACTACTCCAGTCTTAAATGTAACTGATTCGGTGTTTATAGTAATAGGTAAAAGGTCAGTTGATGATTTTACCCAATATATTTCTTCTGATACTAATAATTGTTTGAATATTTCATTGTAATCTTCATCAATCCAATCACTATTAACTGATATAGATTGTTTTGAATCTACAATATAATTTAGATTTGAGCTTTCATATTGTTCGTAAGAAAGTGTTGCTCCTGTCCACGATCCTAATTGTGGCTGATAACCTCTCTTTGTTGTTGAAAATGATTGACGATTCACCATATAGAAGGAGAAAAAATCAAACTGCCCATATCGGTTTTTGAATTTTATACGAATGTTTGGGAACTTTTGTTTGCAGACCACCTCAAAATTAATAGGCGTCCCTAATGCGGTACTTCCTGAGAAGGCTTGGATAGAATAGTTATCTGATAAAGTGCTTATCGGGAAGCCACTCTCTTGAGGTGCCTGTGGGTAGTATTGTATTTGTTCTGAAGATGAAATACTTCCACTTAAATTAAATACACCATTTCCCAAAGAGCCTGTATAAACTAATTTTGTTGGTACGCTACCGCCTGTTGTTCCTACATATACACTACCCAATCCTATATCTTCTGATAATACTGATTGAGATACAGGTCCATCCGTCATCAAAGGCCAATGGATTGATTTAGATGCTATTTGTTGTCCGATTGGTTCATCAAATATTCCATATCCATCCAACGCTTTGAATGTTCCTGATTTTACATGCGAACCAGATACTAATATAGAAGCGGATTCAAAAAGAAAATAACCATCTGCTGCAAAATATTTTATATTAGATGGTACAGCTTGTGCAGATGCCGATAGAGAAGAATTTATTATCCTTCCAACATCAAATATACCAACATTACTAAGGTTTGGATATTTTACTAAAGTATATTGTGCAGTTGAGCCTGAATCGTTTGGTGTACCAGTCCAAAAATATAGGTCTAAATAATACTGAAATGATGAAGATTCTACTACATCACCTGTCTCAAATAAGGTAAAAATGGTTGGAGATTGAACCAACGAACAGGTTGCTGGATTTTGTGTTATTGAAAGAGACATCTAAATGTTTTATTATTTTAACCAATTTAGATAAAAAAGTATTTGATACTATTATAATTTACGAAATACCTGCTTTACTTTATTAAATCCACCCTTATCTAAATAGAAAAGCATATTATCAGCCACTGTCACTATAACATCCGCTTTTATATATTCATCAATCTTATCCTTTAATACAGGACTATTGGATGCTCTCACAACAAAATTAAATTCGGCTCTTTTAGATAGCTTGATTCTTTTTACAACTTTTGGGGGTGTGTTCCACCAAAGCATGTATGAAATACCATTCAAATCAAACTGATAAGATAAATCATCTAATTTTGCGTAAGATACCTTTATTCTATCACGCATCAGGCCTGTTTTGACAGGTGCTCCTGCTTTTGCTAATTCTTGATAAGTGGAGGCTATTTCTTGTAAAGTTGCCATTAACAATTAGTTTGTACACCTTTGATATCTAATTCAGTACCCAATAGATTAGGATACAAACATATATCTCTACTATTAAATATTTCTAAATCAAATGTACAAACCCAACCTGCTAATGCATTTGGAAACTCATTTTTGAAAGGAATAGCTGTAGGTTGTGATATGATATTGATTGCATCAGTAGCCCTTGCTGAAAAGGAAAGTAAATCATTTAGTATTGAAAATGTATTAGAATGTATATCTACACTATCATCATTACCATAAAAAGGTATAGTTTCAGAGTTTGAACTACCAACACTTTCATTGTTTTTGAGCTTGACTTTATCACCAATGGTAAGTTGGACTGTATATTGAATGATTTTTTCCTCAAATCTTGCAGATGTAATCATTACATTACCAAAAGGATATTGTGGAAACTCATCACTATCTAATTCATAATTGCTACCATAAGTAACCCTTTGAATAGATGGGTGATTATTCATTATTGTTTTGAAGTAATTTATTACGTTATAGTATAAAACGTAATTAGTACCTAAGTTATTGACTAGATTTACAGGCATATCATTATAAATTTATTCCACCAAAGTATGCATTACCCATATCAGGATATATCTGAGTTTGATTTCCTACTGATTCGTAATATTGTGGTATATCGTTTGAGAATGAAATTAAATAGTTTTGCATTCTTGTTGCGTAATAATCAGCATTATTCATAGCTTTTTGTAGAAGGTAATCTATTTCGTTTTTGCTTATTGATTTTGCCGTTTCGGTTTCATGCTTAACCGCACCTTCACTTTTGAATTGTACCCCACTAAAAGGGATGTATTCAACGCAAGAGTACCAAATTAGAGTGGGCTTGATATGTTCTTTCATAAGGTCTTGATAAGCAGTACCTAATGAATTGAAAGTACCTGCTTCTATCTCATCTTGAAGAAACTCAAAAAGTACAGTTCCTAAGAGATTTTTTAAGTATTTATCTTGCGCAGTTCTTACAAAATTTAGTAATCTATCTGCATCAATAGAACCCTGAAGTGGGGTATTTTTGATTATATCATTACGGGTTATAAATAAAGCGTATGCCATATTGGTTTATAATTTATATGTTTCAAAGTTTTTTGAGAAATTAGGATTACTTCTACTATAATCACTTAGGGTTTCAGTTTCTATATTCTCATCTACTGCTGATGGATTATCATCAATCTCAGCTGGGTTTTCAGCCTGTTTATTGATTTCATCTTTAACCTCCTCTACACTCTTTCCAGTTTCATCAGCGGTTTGTGAAAGTATAACCAATGGTGTTAATTGTTCAAAGAATAATTGTGAATCAGGATAACCACCTTTATCAAATGCTTCAGCTAAAAAGTTGATTACTAAGTTTTGGAAAGGTGTCACTGTCATTGTTTGTAAAATAGAGTATGCTGTTTTCATTTCCTCTGATTGTGAACTAAAACCATTCGATATTGTTCGGATACCAAACAAAAGGGGAGATGTTACTCTATGTGCAACTAAGATTCTGTCTTGCGCATATTCTGCAACATATCTTGTCTTCTCATGTAAATTATCAGTTTGTATTACATCAATTGTTGGTTTTCTTTCTGGGTCATCGTTAAATGTTACAATGAATCTTCCAGCATTTCTGGTGCCTGTAAACTTTGCTTCAATCAGGTCTTCAATTGTATCTCTTTCCTCAGGCGCTGGAATACCATTATTCATATTCAACATCACCACAGGTAAGAAACCATTCTCAATATTGTTTAGATGAAGATTACTCAATTCAGCTTCTACAAAAGAAAACTGAAGTGCAGCAACCCAATCAGGCAGTGAGTAATAGTATTTGCCCGGCGAATAGTTTTTAATCCATAAGATTTCCATTTTATCTGACGAAGTACCAAAAGCAGGTATTTTTTTCTTGTTTCTTTGTGCTTTATGGTCACTCCAATCTGTGCAATAATAGAAGTTTTGGATTTTCGGTTCATTGTATAATTTTTCTGCTCTAAAGTTTTGTGCTGGGGAATGATACATCTTTATAATCTTTGTATGAGAATCATCCCAATAAACTTGCATTACAGCATTACCATACAATTTTAAATCAAAGATTGACCTTTTTAATTCTTCTTGTGGAAGTATCTTA